AAGGCCTGTTCTTCGTTTGTTATTCCGAATGTATCTAACTCTTCAAACTCCGTTGCTGTAGTAGCATCAAAGCCATCATTATAAACTATCCTTTCTCTTACTTCCCAGTTAGCTCCTTCATCTACATATTTAACTTTAAGCGCATCGGGTTGTTCTGCGTACTCTCTAGTTGATGAAAAGTTCCAAGAGTTTCTAGGAGTAAATACTTGAATGGGAGTAGTCTTTTCTCTATCTATTAATACACCGTACTTACCATCTACAAGATTTAATGAAGCTTGCGCAGAAGATGTTACCTGATTGATTACATCAGAGAGTACACCCTTAAAGTCAGCGATGAAGTTACATTTAAAACGAGGTTGAGCATATTGAGATATGTTAGCTGGTGCCGTTGGGATTTCATCACAATAGTCGGCCCAATCTTTTATCGAGTCTGTATCAAGTCTAGTTTTATCTAGTCTTCTTTTGTTAACTCTCCCAGTTATTAAGTCTGAGTATATCCATGCTGGATTGGCAGTAGGAGCTTTAACCCAATTGGCACCATCCCATGTATCAAGAACGGAAGTACATACGGCATTAAGAGTTTGGATGGTTCCGTTTAATTGGTCGGTAGCTTTAATTCTTATCTCTAAGAAAGTATGACGTTCTGTGGTTAAGATTGGATCAGTGTTAAACCTTGTGGTTAAAGTCGCCCAGGTAAGGTTATCGAATATCTGAAAAGTGGCACCGCCATAACTTCTCTTTCTTGTTAACCTTACCTTTATTGAGTTTGTAGTTTTAGGTTTGAATCTAAACGTACCGTATAAAAGGTTTTGTTGATTACCAGAGTATGAGTTTACACCACCATCACTTCCCTTGCCTTTAAAGTCAGAACCACCAGTACCTTCCATAGTAGTAAAGTCTGGAGTGTAATAAGTAATAGTGGGGGTTAAATCAGTTCTCTTAATTCTATAAAATAATTGTTTTGTAAATGTAGCTGGTACAAAGTTGTGCCAGTGAAAACTAGGATTTATTGTATCTACCGAAGTTATAATACCAAGCTTCTGGCCCCTACAATAAATAGCAGAGCCTACAGGTAGAGTAGTTCTAAGTGGTATTCTTGTAGTTTGATTAACTACGATGCCATAGTATTCAACCTCAAAAGTATAATCTTCATTTCTTGTCTGATTACCCTCTGCATCGGTTGAGTAACCCATAAAGGAACCAGGTGCGCCCTTATCGTTAGACCATGGGTTGTAAAATTCAGTTGAGATTAAACCTATCGAGTCAGATAGAGAGTCATCATAACTATCCGCTGGCATATAGACTTCATCAAACTCATTAACGGGTTCATCAAAGTCGTCCACATAAGCGAAGTCGTCAAAGTCTCGCCAATCAGTAGTGCCTACCTCTGCGAACTCTAATCTCATATCTACTGTTCTAGCTGACTTGTTACCTTGAGTGTCAATAGTGGTAAGGCCTTGAGGAAAAGCAAATGTTACTACTACTTCCTGGGCTTCATTTCTTGTATTAGTCGCGCAGTTTCTTTCTGTCTGATAATCCGCTGGTATAGCTCCCGAGTCATTCTCGTTAGCATTAAGCACCGCGCCTACAGAAGTTTGAGTTACATCACCCTTGTATAGAGTAAATGTAGAATTATGTTGGTCGTCCCAGTAACCCTCTGAGGCAGGAAGGTTTAAATCTACTAACCTAGTTTCTACATTATTAAATGAAGTAACTGGAGTATCACCAATCTTTAAGTCTTCCAGAATAAGTGGCCCGAAACCAAAATCATATATCCCGTAAAAGTATTGAACCAAGTCACCTGTATTGGGATCTGCTTCTACATCAGTATATGGCGTGGCGGCAACTACGGGATAAACCCTATGTCTTCCGTATAATCTTGGAACTGGGCCGTACTTCTTAGTCGAGTTTGACTGATTAGAAATAGAGGAAGTTTGAGATACGTCAAAGTTATTATCCGAGAACGCATCAAAACCAAAAGAAACGCCTGGTGGTTTAATTAGCTTATCTAAAAGCTTTGGAATAAAAGCAAACCCTAACACACCACCAATCGGCCCTAATACAGCGGCACCAATGTGGCCAGAGAACGTAACTACAATTTGCTTAAAGGTTTGACCTAGAGAACCTGACTTTGGCACTACGGCAAATAGGATTGTTTGACCTGGGCGCGGTTTGGTATGACTCCAGAAGTCTCTCTTAATATCATAACCACTGACCTTAACTACCCAATGGTCATCGAAGTCTTCTGTTCTGTTTATTCTAGCATCTTTGCGGATTGCTTCTAATATATCATAAAGAGTGTCACCGTCTTCATAGTGAACTTCATACTCTTTCGAGGTCAATGGATTTATACGAACTTTAGCTATGGCCATCTATAATATCCTACCACTCTGTTTTTCCAAATGCTAAGTTTCTCTAGACAAGAATTAGTAGTTCTTCTGGAATGGAAGAATACTTTATTATCTACATACATACCAATATGACACGCTAACCCAAAAACCTTGAAGACTATAATATCTCCGAATTTTGGAGTGTCTACTTCTATAAACCTACTTCTTTGTTCAAGAAAGAAATCTTCTGTTTCTTCTGTAGATGGTCTTGAGCTATATAAATTGTCGAGTTCTTTATTTAAGACTTCTTTATAGTATTTCTGGATGATTTCATAGCAATCATATTCCTCATAAGGAATACCTATATATTTAAGAAAAGAGTCCAGGGTAGATTGTCGGGGTGTACTTTTCACTCGTAAGCTCCGTTCTAAGAAAGTCATCTAGAATTAGACTCCCTCGGATTGTCTTTTGGTCATACCTGATATTAACAAGCTTTAACTCTCCAAAACCTATTTCTACCGTATCTGGATCTGATGCGAGTACGGCCTCTATAGTTACGTCCATAGGTGAAGTGACTGAGCGCATTTCATCTATAAGTTCTAAGGAAACATTGTCAAAACTTATCTGTACGTTACGTGCTGTTTCACCATCGTCGGGTGATAGTCTAATAGACATAGGAAAAGAAATGTATGTATTACCACGGCTTACTATATCTTCTGTGTTATTAACCAAATAAAGAGTTGAGAAACTTGGATGGTCTACTGTTACCAATAATAGTAAAGGATCACCAGAGTTCTGTGCGAATAACTCTGTTAATAATTTAGTGGTTAATTGTCTAGCCAACTTCTATCCAGCGAAAACTAACTCTAAACCATCTACCACCTATAGGTGAGATAGTTGGAGGTGTTACGAATCTATACTCTGTAGATACTTGAGTTAATGGATGGTTATAATCAAAAGTCAAAACTCCACCAGCCAGTGTAGTTTTATAAAATGTTTCTAAAGTATTCCAATCATCTATTTCTAGGTTAATAGTTCCAGATACTCTATCTATAGACTTGGTATAAATCTGTCGCTTCTTTGGCTCACCAGAAGTTACCTCACTAGATACAGAAGTCTCTCCTATACCATAATTAAAAGATGCTTCATTAAATTTATCTTGAAGTGCCGAAGGAAATACTTGGGCCATTAACTACCTCGCCTTCTGAGTCCGAAGTTCTCAGAGAAGTCTCTATCTAAACTACCATCACTTAATGATTCTTGAATCTTTCTTTTAATAGTTACGTCTAATATTCTTTCACCCGATGGCCCTTGTCTTTCAGAAGTTTCTACTTCACCACCACCCATATTATTAATATTCACTACAGTTCCACTTCCCTCTACACCGAGCTTACCGTTTCTTCTAGTAAGTGGCATAATAGCTTCTGGCCCTGCCTCACCCATTAGTCCGACACCACTAGCGAAAGGAAATACCGTAGGGCCGTTAACTACACCACCATTAGCAAATGCAGTTACTCCGCCTTTATTAAATACTCCACCGTTAGCGAAGGCACCAGCACTTACAGATTGACCTAAACTTCCACCGCCTCCGCTTGGGATAGCACCAGCACCACCACCAGTTAACAATTGACCGATACCCTGAGCCAAGGGTGCAATAATTTGAGCGCGGATAACTATTCTTGTTAGCTCATTAATGATTGCTTGAGAGAATTTTTGAAAGTCAAAGACACCTTTCTTTGTAAATTCAAAGATAGCATCTTCTAAAACTTTAAAAGCTCTAACGAAACCTTGCTGAATTTGTAAAGCAACATTACCAGCACTCTGAGCTACTTTCTCTAAACCTGTCTGCGCTCCAAGAGCTATCTGTGGCACTAGACCTAGTTGAGAGTTTAACTTTAAAAGACTATTGTTATATTGGTCTATAGTAATCTTGCCATCCTTAAACTTTCTATCTAGCTCTTGAAGTGCTAGAGCATCAACCGCATTTCTATATTGTTTTAATGTGATAGTGCCTTCACTAAATTGCCTATTAAGTTTTTGAAAAGGCCCTACATCAACCGCAGTACCTTGTAGGTTAAGTTGTTTAAACGCTTTACTTAATCTGTCTACAAAATCTTCTACGCCTGTTTTCTTTGGTGCTTCTACTTTAACACCTTTTCTTTGAAGCTCCTGTAATCTACTTAGTTCTTTTGTAGCTTTACTAATATTCTTTTCAATAATTGCTACACCACCAGCGGTTAGGCCATCTCTTCTTTTAAGTTGATTCTGTAATAACCTAATAGAGTTTGCGGTGCTTTTGATCCTTTCGTCTACTGGCTTACTTCTTTTATATCTATCCTGAGCCTCACTAACCTTCTTTATAGCAAAGGCTAATCCGAGTATCGTCAATACTGCGGCTTTACCTGGAGAAACTATCGTAGCAAGTCCCGCAAAAGATAACTCTATTCCTTTAATTAAACCTATGAATTTTTCTATCTGTCTACCAGCTATAAGCGCACCAATAGCGATAAAGATACTTTCAATATTATTCAGAAGAACCTTAGTGAAAGATTCAATACCTTTAGATATTTCAAATCTTCTATTAAGTTCTGATATTTTTAATCTAACTGCATCGAGGGCGATAGTTAATGACTGAGAAATTGTAGTACCTAGTTGACCAGCTTGCTGATTTAGGTTGTCAAAGTTTTTAGAAAGAGCATTTAGAACTACATCACTTGTAATCTTACCACTCTCCGCGAACTTAATTAACTGACCTCTAGTTACTCCGAGTTCTTTAGAAAGTAAGTTAGCAAATACAGCGTTTTGTTCTAGAACGGATCTTAAT